AAAGTTCTTCGGTCCTAGTTCTGTCTTGTATACAGGGCGAGATGGTAAAAAAGTAAAGAAGGCAATGGAAAGCATGTTCGAGACTGCTTTCAATCGCCGCAGTGTGGCTGAACTGAGGAATACGCTTGTAGATGCAGCAGAAACAGGAGCAGAAAAAACAAGATTTAGGAACATGGATAGTTTGGAACTGGCTGTAGAAATGATGACGGCAAGGGGCAGAGACGGAGAGTTATTGTCTCCCGACTTTAATCCCTTCATGGCAGCAGACCCATATGACCTAGAACTCGTGAGACGGGCTTTTAAAAGAGCTTCATCGACCTTTGCATCTTCGGGTAAGCCTGATGTTGCTGCAGAGTATGGGAGATACATAGACAAACTAGATGAAACAGTAGAAGGCCAAGCTAGTGAGGCGTACTTTACAGCCATAACAGATGCGCGACCCCAGTATGAAATGGAAGTGGGGCTTCCTCAGTCTCCTAAATTGTTACTGGACAAGTACGAGAAGACTAGGATTAGAAGAATTAACGAACTAGGAGTTGGCTACAAGTTTAAGAATGTGTACGCAGAAAACCCCAGTGTCATATTTGATGATTTTGCTGAAGCAGTTGTAGAGGCTCTGATGCCTTCAACAACAGCAAAAATGCAATCTCCTACTCAGAATAGACTACCCAACTTAGTTAATAACTTGGTCATGTCGTATGGTCAATTTTCAAATAAGCATGGTGAATTTGTTTTTGACCTTTCCACAGAGACAGGCAAGGCAGGTTTCAACGACTTACAAAAAGTATTAAACGAAATAATCCTTACCCGAACAGGTAGCAACTTCTTAGAAAACTACAGGTCAGCCAGAAAACTAAACAGGCGAGTGCCTGCAGGACTCGACCCTGCACCTAACTCTGAGCTTCTCAACTTTGCAGACGATGTTACACAGGACTTGAATGTATCGTTTATTTTAGAAGAGGGTGGCGATGTTATACAGCAACCCCTTATGGACATAGTTGATGCTGTTAGTGTTAAGCAGGGTCTAGGTCAGGCTATTAAAGAAACTCCCATAGTGGCACGGGCTTTTAATAAGTTGGGAGATGACTTTGAGAAGTTCAAAAGTATCAAAAAGGATGACCTAGATGTACAGTTGTCTAATGAAAACCGCACGTTTAAACTTATAGATGACGCTACCAAGTCTCTTTCATCACAAAACTTTGCAGATAACTTTATCTTCACACCCGAAGGCGGGGAGCTAGGGGTGTTGAAAGAAAGAGTGGAGTCAGTCCTAGTAGCTTCAGGTATGAGTCCAGAGGATGCAGCGGATTCTTTTCAAACAGTTGCAGTGTATCACACTATGGTAGGTTTGTTTGAAAGAGCAGGACGAGGCAACGTCAGTGGTAAGGTAACAACCAGAGCCGCAAATGAAAAAGTTAGTGAAGCAATATTTAGTCCTGAAGTTGTACTGGGAGAGCTTAAAAAACCGGCAGTGCGGCGTAACTTAGAAGAGATACTAGACCCCGACCACATAGACTTTTTAGAAGATATAATGCAGCACTTAAATGATAGTAAGACCGCTGTAAATGTTCGCGGGGCTTCAGGAGATTACGCAGGCATAGGTTTGGCAGGTAAGGTTAGCCGCATATACAACGGTGTTAAGGGTGTTGTTAACCCCGCCTACATTGCTACAGAATACGCTATTACTGCCGCTAAAGCTGGTCAGATAAGCATGATGAAACTTGCTTTAACAGACAAGGCTGCAGCAAAGATTCTTCACAAGTTTCTAAAAACACCTAACTTAATTGGTGGAAACGATATGAAGAAGTTTGACAATATCCTAAAGAACTTCCTATTTACAGAACTGGCTCAAGAGGGACAGAAGATAGTTATGGAAGGTGAGGGCGACCTGACTACTGGACTTCAGGGCATGGCAGAGGGTGCTGTAGAAGGCACGATAGACGCTGCTGAAGCTGTGGTAGACTTTGTATCAACAACAGATGAGGAACAAGACAATGATGAAACCGATACCCAAGGGCAATAAGGGACTTGCCAAACTATCCAAGCCTGTCCGTAACAACATAGGCTTCATGGCTCGTGGCGGTAAGGCCAAGGGCTACGCCTATGGCTCAATGGTTCGCAGCCCCATGAACCCGGATACCAACATGAGTCCTAAGATGAACCCTATGATGCCGCGAACCCAACAGTCCGGTTCGAAACGAGGTGGCATGGGGTCTGTTATGTCAGCCCCGTCACCAATGACGAACAAGATGGAAGGCATGATGTACGGCGGCAAAACAAAGAAGAAGATGTAACGATGAAAAAATCTGTACCAGCCCCGCCGGGGTTTCACTGGATGAAGAACGGTAAGAGTTACCGCCTAATGAAAAACCCCAAGGACGGTTATAAGAGTCACAAGGGGTCTAGCCTACGGGCTTCGTTCGAGGTTCAAAAAGTTCACAAGGGTTAGATATACCTGCTCGACTTGTTCAGGACCTCATCTCCTACAGACTTTAAATACCTAAGAAGACTTGCTACCTTGAAGGTTCCTTCATAAGCTGGCAAGTCTTTTTCCATTAGGCGAACAAACTGGTCGGCGTTCACACAGTCCATGTCTAGTTCGACGCTGCCCTTGTCGTTTAGTTTTGCTGTCAAGGTGAACAGGTCAGCCTTGGGATGCTTGTTGCTCATCTTTATACGCCTTAATTACATCAGAAGAAAACAGCTTCTGCAAGTTCAAGAGATACATCCGTGAAGCGTTGTTGTCACCGCCACTCACGGACTTTTTGTAGTCGAGGTTTTCAATGATTCGTTTTAGGGATGGTACGTCGAACACGAGGGTTGCAAAAGTATCGTCCCCTATACATAGGTTGTGGAACCAGTAGTCAGATTCCGTAGCGTTGATGCCGCTGGGCTTTCCATAGGATTCATACTCAATCGCTATGTTGCCTGTCTTCACCCACATGCCTCGCTCAGACTTTACTTCTATCTTCTTGTCTGTGAGCATGTCTGCAACCCGCTGTTCGCGAACCTTACCATAGGACAGGTCGAGGTCGAACTTCTTACGGTCACTCACTGCGGGTTCCATACCATCCATTAGGCTGCTTCTTTCTTTAACGCTTCTGCAAGCGTCTTCATAAAAGTTGACTGCGATGCCTGTAGCTGCCCCATCCTAAAATTTAATTTATTTATCTGGTCGCGTACATCTCTAATCTGCATGACAAGATACTGTTCTGTAACTTCCATCTTGTCAACATCATACTCTACATCGTTCACCGTGACGGTGTTTTTTTGTTTCTTACTCATCGTCTTCATCCTCTGGCAAATACACCATTACAAATGCGTTGCAGGTTGGGCAACTCAGGTTGGTTTCCATGACAAATCCATCTATGTCTGAGTCATCGTCCCCGCCCCAAATTAACTCACTCTTACAGTGCCAGCAATTCATGCTGCTGTCAAGTCCACAATTTCACACACTCCTGCTGAACAGGCAAGCTCCTGCGAACCACTAGTGTTATCTTCCTTTTCGAACTTTGCTAGGTTCTCCCAATCAATGTGAACCACGTTCATACGCTCCTGCCACTCCGTATACTCATCAGGCTCTATGTCTTGATAGGGTGCCTGCTGATATGTGTGGTCACTGTGAGGTAGAAACGATACACCAGAAGCTACATCAAAGTTCTCGTAGACCCACGCACCTACGTCCATCCATTCGTGTTCCTTAACTGTAACAGTGATGCTAGGTTTATGTTCGCACCAGTGTATAGCGTAGGTCTTCCATAGTTCTAGCTGCTCTATAGCCGACATCTTTGTTCTTGTAACGGCTCCCGAAGGAGACTTCATAGGGAAGCTAAACACGGTAACACTGTCAGGTTTACCCTTGTCTCTCTCTGATGGCACACCGCTATTAATAAGGAACTGTGTCAACGGGTCTTTGTTATCTCCGCGAACTGTCCTGATAAAGTGGTCGTTGTGTCTTGCATGTATCCCGCTTGCTGCGTCCACCAGTTGAGACACAGTACCCGACGGCTTTACACAGGTGATTGCACTGCTCACTGGGATTCCAAGCATGTTCGCAAACTCCCGGTTCGTATCCACTGCGACTTCTCGCATTTCTTCGAGCCAACGCTTGCTGTCTACATTTTTGGATAAAACGGGATGGTCCATGATACCAGTCAAGGACACACCTAATAAACGCTCTTCCTCTGTGTTGTCTTTCCATACCTTCCTCAAGTATTTAAAATCAGTCAGGGTAGCCTGCATAGTTCCAATAATGGTAGCTAGTCTAACCTTTTGTTTCAACGTTTCAAGAGTATCATTTTCCCGAACCACACACTCTGACAAATTACAAAACTGGTACGGGCGTAAAATTATCTCACTGCAAGGGTTCGTACCCCACATGTGTCCTGTCTCTCGTCTGCCGTTACGAGCCACCTGCTTGTCAGCAGCTTCACGATTAAACATGCCACGCTCACCAGACTTGCTGTCGTACAGGGCAAGCCACTCACGCATGAACGTACCCATCTCAGGCTTGCTCTTGTAGGCAACAGAGTTGTTCGCCAAGGCTCGTTGTCCATTACGATAGATTTGTTTGTCGGGTTCATCCCACCACTCACCAGCTTTGGCGTGGCGCATCTGGTCATCGCTAAGATTAGATAGGCTAATAAGTGCGCTGCGACGAACGCCCCCTACGACCACTACCTCGCCGACCTTACACATGAGGTCATGGCACTCAATAGGAAATAGTCTGCGTCCTGCTGCCTTCTTGAATATCTTGACAGTAAAGTTGAACAGGTCAACTAGGGGTTGCGGTCCACTAGCCCTACCCCCCATAATCTTTAGCCGCGCACCCGCTGGACGAATATCTGATACATCCCATGTTGGAATCTGCCCTGCATACAGTAGCGCAACCAGTTCGCGGTACGCCTTTGCCCATCCCGGCTTGCTGTCTGCTACCTTAATAACAGTGTCGGACTCGTTCATGGCATCGCTTATTACAGGGAGCTTGTCCACGTTCTCTCGTTCTACAGAGAACCCGACTCCGGTGCCACACATCAGGATATACATGCACTCGTCAAAGGAACGTGGATTGTCAACAGGTATGTAACTACAATTGTAACCACAGATGTTGTCACGAGATAAGGCAGAGCCTGCAGTCATCATTGCCCTCATGGATGGCATAACACCTAGGGACAAGACCCCTTCCTCAACCTCTTTGATAACGTCAGAGGGAATACTAACACCACACTTTTCTTTAACGTGACTAGTCATAAATTCTATGTACCGCCCTACAGTTTCCCCCCAATGTTCGCGGCGACTGTCACTGTCGAGCCAACGAGCATAGCGGGATTTGTGAATGAATTGCTGGTATACAGTGGGCAGTTGGTTGTTCATTTGGTTTCTCCTTGAACCTTTAATAATTTGTTTAAGTACCATGCGGCTTTGTTTAGGTCTTCTATTTTGTTCTTGTAGCGTTCTCGCCATGTGTACTTTAGGTTGTTACCCTTACAGTACCCCCTAAATTCTTCTGGGGTTAGGGCTGCTTGTATGGCATCTATGCA